CAGATGATCCGGATGCCCCGAATGAACCACACAAGAAAGATCTTTCCGAGCGGGCTCTTTCGGTTGGATGGTGGAAAAACATTCTGGAACGGGATCCAAATGAGGTTCCATTGTCGAATAGACAACCAGGCGATGTCTGGGACACAGATACCGGAAAGGGAGCTAAGAATAAGAAAGGAATACCTCAGTACTACAGGAGTGCTGATGATGCTGAAGAGTATTCACAGGGCAGTGGATACCAAGGCGTTGAAAAAGATTCTTGGTCTGACGAAAATTATGAGGAAGAGGTAGGAGAATTTTTCAACAATAAGGTCGCTAAAACACAAATGCCCGGTCTGTTTAAGGATGAAAAACATGCTGTACAAAAAATGAAAGGAGCAGAAAATCGTCAGTTAGATTCTGATGAGTTAGCCAATATTAGAAACTCAGAAGCTGGAGAGATATCTCAACTACCACCGGAAGAGAGAAAGCAAGCTGCTCATGATTGGATCAATTATCAAAATTTTGAAGATGCTGAAAGATGGGAATGGGTTGGAGAAGGTGAACCACCAAGCGCAGAAGAAGATGAATGGGATAAGTTTCAAGCGGGTATGGAAAGTGGTGATGTAAAGAGAAAAGAGAGTTGGAGAGATATTTCAAGAGCAATTGATGGATATGAACAGGGAGCCGAAATACCACAGCCAATAGTCGTTAAGGATAGAAACGGCGCCGTTCAATTGTTGGGTGGGAATACAAGACTCACTGCAGCAGTAGCAGCCGGAAAAAATCCATCAGTTAAGATCATTGATTATGATGGTGAATTTCAGTCTCAGGATGAAGCAATTTCGGAAGACATCAAACCAGACGTGATCAAGAGTTTTGCGATTCAGGATTCTTTGAATACTAAGATCTGGGACAATGAAAAACTTAAACCGCAGATCAGGAAAAAGCTACTAGTGATCGGCAAGAACTTTTTTGACGATTTAGAATTAGAACCACACGTCAAACTCCAAGACATCACACTCACAGGAAGCATTTCGAATTACAACTGGTCCAAATTCTCAGACGTAGATCTGCATCTACGGATCGATTTCAGTCAGGTGGATGATGATGAAAATTTTGTAAAGAATTATGTACTGGCGAAGAAAACCATTTGGAACAATAAACACGATATTAACATGCATGGTTTCCCCGTAGAAGTGTATGTAGAAAATATTGGTGACTCACACATAGCTTCTGGGTTATATTCCATCCTGAAGGACAAATGGTTAGTGGTTCCTCAAAAGAAAGAATTGCAGATTGATCTCGAAGACATAGCCACCAAAGCAGAAGGTTATTTAGGATCAGTTTCAACGTTGGAAAAATTAATGAAAGAGGAAAAGTACTCAGAAGTAATCCAAGCGGTGGAGAAGATTCAAGAGAGACTAAAGAGAATGAGAAGTTCTGGATTAGAGCGAGGTGGAGAATTTTCAGTTGAGAATTTAGCATTCAAGGCTTTGAGGAGATCACCATTCATCAGTACAATCGTCAATATGAAAACAGCAGCATATGATGCCATGATGACCATGAATGGTACACAGACGGAAGGAACATTTTCAACAAAATGGTGGAAACAACTTATCACGGAAGGTGGTGCATACGGACATATGGCTCATCCGTTTGATGATTGGGATCTAACATTTAAAGATTTTAAAAATATTATAGAGATGGGGCTGAGTGGAAACCTCAATCGAGAAGATAATGTGACTGAAAAGCTAGATGGTCAGAATTTAATGATAAGTTGGAAAGGTGGTAACCTCATTATAGCTCGAAATAAAGGTCACATCAAGAATGCCGGAAAGACTGCTCTATCCGTGAAAGGAATAGCGAGTATGTTTAGTGGAAGAGGTGAAATAAGTAATGCGTTCTCCTTTGCTGCAAAGGATCTACAGAAAGCTATAGGAGCTCTATCTAATAAACAGAGAGATAAGATATTCATGAACGGAAGGGCTTGGATGAATCTGGAAGTACTTTGGCCGGCATCATCAAACGTGATTGATTATGACGTAGCCCAGATTGTCTTCCACGGAGCACTCGAGTACAATGATGCAGGAACTGTAGTGGGTCAGGTCAAAGGGAGTGCAAGAACACTCGAAGGAATGATCCGCCAAGTGAACCAGCATATTCAGAAACATTACAAGATAGCTAAACCACAATTTCTGACAGTTCCGAAGAATCAAGATTTCACAAAGCGGAAAACATATTATTTTAACAAGCTGAAAAAACTTCAAGATACATATGCACTCGCAGATACAGATACTCTATCACTGTGGCATCAGATGTTTTGGCAGGAATGGATTATGAATGGAGCTAATCAAACCGATTTCACGAATATCACAAATGATGTATTGGTGAAACTCATGAAAAGATGGGCATTTGGAGATAAATCTTATAAGATCTCGGACATGAAGAAAGAATTGAGAGATGATCATCCGGAGTTTTTAGCTTGGGCCTTGGCTACGGATAAAGTGGATGTTCAAAAGATACAAAAGCAAAATATGAAACCCTTTGAAGTTTTATTCTTTGAGCTTGGAGCTGAAATCCTTCACAGCGTTAGTAATTTTCTTGCTGTACACCCATCCAAGTCAGCACAGAAGATGAAAACAGCCACAAAGAAAGCAGCAGCTGCGCTGAAAAGGGGAGGAGATCCCAAGAATTTGAAATTATTGAAGACTCAGTTAGAAAAGCTACAATCTATCGGTGGATTCGATGCAGTTGTCCCATCCGAAGGATTGGTTTTCAAATATAAGGGGAACACATACAAGTTTACCGGAGCCTTTGCTCCAGTGAATCAAATCACCGGTGCATTAAAATTTGGCCGATAATTATTTTTAATATATTTATATATAAGGTAACATGATGAGTAAGAACATAGCAAAGATTCAATCTATGATTGATGGAACACACCAACGAAAAATTCAAGTTGGGTATAAAGCCAAAACGACGATTCAGCGGAAAGAAGGTGAACGCTGGACTGATGGAAATGGTACTGACTGGGAAGTCGTTGATGGAAAGAGAAAACAAATCACTAAGATTCCACCCCGGGGGTTTGACAAGTGCTCTGAATGCGAAAAGTTAATTCTCAAGCAGCTTGATCAGGATACTTATAACCGGATGCATAAATGTTATCACTGCCAGGTGAATTTTGAACTTGACCTAAAGGCTGAGGGGAAATGGCATGAATGGGTGTGGGAACAAGAGCAACAGCGATGGACATCCGTTGAAGAAGAACTCCAACTGATCTTAAAGGATATGAAAGACAGTAGTGATCAAGCATTTGATCCGAGAGTAGCCAACGCTATGGCAAATGAAAATGTTGATATGACGATTAAGAAAAATACCGGAGATATATAATGAAGTTATTTAAAATATTGGGGGGAATCTTAGCAGCAATTGCAGGAATTGCTGGTATGTTATTCGCTGGTGGTAAGAAATCACAAGAAGTGAAAGAACTCAAGACAGTTATCAAAGAAAACAAAAAAGAAGAGAAGAAGGTAGAAGAGACGATTGAGGTACTGGAAAAAGATAAAGTGAAAAACAAGAAAGAAATAACAGCCGCAAAAAGAAAATTAACGCGTAGTAAGAATGAAGTCAAGAAGATGGAAAAAGCCTACGAAGAAGATGACATCGAATCCGCAGAAGATTTTTTAAAAAAGTTTGCTAAGAATAAATGAGGTCTACAATGAAGATACTAAAATATTTTATAATATTCTGTTTTGCTTTATCAATCATAGATGCACAGGATACATTTACACAAGCAGAAGCGTTAGAGATGATAAAACAACGAGATGCACAATGGGAAGGTAAGATAGAAAAGGCTGATTCATTAATTGCATCACAGAAAGAATTGATTGCTGATTGTGAAGGTTTAGTAGGAAACTTAGAGGAAACTGCAAATTTAGATTCTCTGCTGCTGAATGCTAAAAGTGCACAAATTAAATTGTTAAAAGCTCGTGACGCAGCTAATGAGAAGTTAGTGCAGTTGGTTGAACCAAAATGGTATGAGAACCAATATCTTTGGTTAATAATAGGATTCACCTTAGGTAAGATCTAATGTCTGACATTAAAAAAGCCATACAGAGAGAGTATGTCAAATGCGTGGAAGAGCCCACTCACTTTCTCCAAAAGTATTCGATAATCCAACACCCCCAAAGAGGAAAGATCAAATTTGATCTATATGACTTTCAGTCTAAAACGCTCGAAGAGGTGAGAAAGAATCAGTATAGTATAATTCTCAAGTCTAGACAGCTTGGAATCAGTACATTGACGGCTGGATATAGTTTATGGCTCATGTTGTTTTTCCAAGATAAAAATATTTTAGTCATTGCCAAGGATAAAGGTGCTGCAAAGAATCTGGTCACGAAGGTTCGTGTCATGTTTCATAATTTACCAACGTGGTTGAAGACTAAGGTGGATGAAGATAATAAATTATCATTTCGACTAGGCAACGGATCTCAGATCAAAGCAGTTGCTGCTACTCCGGAAGCCGGTCGTTCTGAAGCATTGTCGATGTTGGTATTAGATGAGGCAGCATTTATTCCTGCAGTTGAAACTATCTGGACTGCAGCACAACAGACCTTAGCAACCGGTGGTCAGTGTATTGTCCTATCCACTCCAAATGGTGTTGGAAATTGGTTTCATAGAATGTGGGTTGATGCCACTGATGGTATTAATGACTTTGCATTTATTGAACTACCGTGGCAACGACATCCAGATCGCGATCAAACCTGGAGAGATGATCAGGAGAAGGCATTGGGACCAACCAAGGCGGCACAGGAATGTGACGCTAACTTTCTCACATCCGGTAATTCCATTATAGATCCGCTAATACTTCAGTGGTACAAAGAGACTCTAGTTAAAGAGCCAATTGAACGAGCTGGAGTGGATAAGAATCTTTGGATCTGGGACTATCCTGACTATTCCAAGGAATATATTGTTGTAGCTGACGTGGCTCGTGGAGACGGCTCCGATTACTCTGCAACTCAAATTTTTGAGATAGAATCTCTCGACCAAGTAGCTGAATATAAAGGTCAGTTATCGACTACCGATTACGGTAATTTTCTCATTGAGCTCGCTACTAAGTACAATGACGCTCTATTGATTGTTGAGAATAACAACGTAGGGTGGGCCACACTTCAGACAATTATCGATCGTGGGTATAAAAACCTATTCTATCAATCTAAAGACCTTCAGTACGTAGATACTGAGCATCACATGGAAAGCAACCGATATAGATCTCAGGATAGAAATATGATTCCTGGATTCACGACATCAAAGAAAACTAGGCCGCTCGTGGTTGCTAAAATGGAAGAATATACAAGAGAAAAAATGATCAATATAAGGTCTTCACGACTGGTTGAAGAGCTTTTTGTATTTATTTATCACAACAGCAGGGCAGAAGCCATGGCGGGATACAATGATGATCTCGTAATGTCTTTCGGTATAGCACTGTGGATCCGTGATACAGCCCTGAGGCTAAAAAAAGAAAATGATGACTATCAACGACAAATGTTAGGGTCATTCTTAAATAATAATAATGGTTATGATGAAGGATTCGGTAAGGGTCAGATCAAACCAAAAGACAACCCCTGGGAGATTGAGATCGAAGGTAAAAAAGAAAATCTTAATTGGCTCCTATAGATGAGGTAAAACATGGCTAGAAACAACATATTAGACAGATTAGGTCAATTATTCCGGAATAATATAATTATCCGCAAGACGGATGACAACCGACTAGTCGTAAAAGATCTAGATTTCACCCAGTCCGGACTCGTGAGTAATTTCGTCGACCGATACACTAAGGTTGTATCCCAAAGTCGAATGGGTAAATATTCATATAATCAAAATGCAAGAAATGCCTATGAGATTGCTCGAAATGAGTTGTTTCGTGATTATGAACTCATGGATAGCGATCCAATCATTTCTAGCGCGCTTGATATCTATTCTGATGAATCGCTCATCGATAACATTCAGGGAGAAATCCTTTCCATCAAGACCGATAACCCAAAGCTCCACAGCATTCTGCATAACCTCTTCTATGATGTATTAAACATTGAATTCAATCTCTGGTCATGGATGCGTAACCTGACTAAATATGGAGATTTTTATCTATTGATGGACATTATTGATAAATACGGTGTGGTAAATATAAAACCTCTGTCACCATATGAGGTGACCAGGTTGGAAGACCACGACCCATCAAATCCAAAGCTCGTTCAGTATGAACTTCGCGACGATCCAACCAAAAGTACACAACAGGGTGGGGCCACTAGATTATATGAAAATTATGAAATAGCTCACTTCCGCCTACTCAGTGACAGTAATTTCCTCCCATATGGAAAAAGTACCCTTGAGGGTGCTCGTAGAGTGTGGAAACAATTGACTCTGATGGAAGATGCCATGATGATACACCGGATCATGAGAGCTCCTGAAAAGAGAGTCTTTAAGTTGGATATTGGTAATATACCACCAAACGAAGTCGATAACTTCATGCAAAAGATAATTCAAAAGATGAAGAAGATTCCAGTGATCGATCAGCAAACAGGCGAGTACAATCTCAGATATAATGTTGAATCTGTTACTGAAGATTATTTTCTACCCGTACGTGGAGGAGACTCAGGAACTGAAATTGAAACATTACCCGGACTGACCAATGACAATGCCATCGATGATATAGAATATCTGAGAAACAAACTCATGGCAGCATTGAAGATCCCTAAGGCGTTTCTTGGATACGAAGAAGGAATCGGATCTAAAGCTACTCTGGCAGCAGAAGACGTAAGGTTTGCTCGAACGATTGAGCGGTTACAGAAAATACTCTGTAGTGAACTCACCAAGATAGCTATCGTGCATCTGTATGCACAAGGTTTTGACGATACCGACTTATTAGATTTTGATCTCGAACTGACAAATCCATCGATGATTCACGAACAGGAGAAGCTTGAACTGCTGACTCAGCAGGTGGATATCGCGAACACAGCCATGGATAATAAATTATTTTCCCGGGAATGGGTATATGATAACATCTTTGACATGAACGATCAGGATAAGAAAGTTATGTTTGATGGGCTCATTGAAGATCGAAAACAAGTATTCAGGATGGAACAAATTGAGACTGAAGGCAATGATCCAGCAGAAACAGGTGCCGCAGCTGAAGACATGGAAGAGGATGTTGGTGAATGGGGTGGATCCGAGAAAGGACCAAATCTTCCAGACCTGGATCGTGGACGTTCAACGTCACAAGATACCAAAGATGCTACCAAGTATGAAAGAGAGCGATGGGGCAAACGCGAATTTAAGGGTGGATCTCCACTGTATCCTGGAAAGGGAGCTACAGCTGTAAAGAAAGAGGGACTACTAGCGTCACTGAAAGAAAAGTTTGGACCAAATGATGTAGACTCAGGTATTCTGAATGAGAACTCTCTTTTAAGTGACGAAAAGGAGTAAAAGATTATATTTATATATGAAATACTGTACACTAATATATGGGGATTGTATCCATGAGGGATAAAAAGATCAAGCATAATAAGTTGCGCAACTCTGGTTTACTTTTTGAGTTTTTACTAAGGCAGGTCACTGCAGACGTTTTAGACAAAAATGATAAAAGTAAAGCATTAAAAATCGTAAAAGAGTTCTTTAACGAACATTCGGAATTGGGTAACGAACGAGCATTATACAACATGTTAGTCAATCAGAAATATAAAACTGATAAACAAGCAGGGTTCTTCATATCAGAGGTGATAAAAGCCAGAGCAAAAATTAATAACTCAACGCTCCGCCGAGAAAAGTATCGATTGATCACAGAAATACAAAAAAATTATGATCTCAGCAAATTTTTATCTACCCACTAAA